GGTGGAGCTTCTTCAACTGGTGGAGCTTCTTCAACTGGTGGAGCTTCAGTGGCTATTCCATTTTTTGCGGCATATTTTTCTGTTGTGCTAATTGCCGAATCTACAGTCATTCCTTTTTCTTTTACGAAATGATTGATGGCATTTGATACATCTTTTTGTGTTGGAGCATGTACTGCATCTGGAGAAGTAATCATTTTTCTAAAGGCATCATAAAGCCCACTGTCATTAAGTGCTCCAACTACACTTTTTATAGTTGTTCTTTCAGGCTGCTCTTCTGGAAGTGTGTCATCTGGAATAGCTTCTTGGCTTGCATCTTGAGCCGTTATGTGTCCTGCTGGATTCTCTGCGGCAGCTACAACAGGGTCTATTTCCGCTCCGCTGCGAGTTGATTGTTGTGGTGTAACGAAGTTTGGATTTTCATCTCTAACTTCTCCAGCAGCTTCTCCATTAGGGTCTTCTGGAAGGCCGGATGGCTCCATTGGGTCTTTTGGTTTTCTTACCGTTGGTATTTTTGTAGGCATCTGCAAATCTGGATTTATAGCCAGTCCTACTTGTTGTAATAATGATCGTCCAAATTTGTCCCAAGATGGATTTCCTCTTTCTGAAGAAGTTCCTAAAATCTTTGATATTTCTTTAGCCATGGCATTTCGAGATTTTTGTGTTGCCCCTTCACGTCCACGATATCTTTCTAGTATTTCCCCCAACGGTGGATTATATTTTCCAATTGCTTTTCTTAACTCAGAATTACCGACTATTTTTTCTAACATACTGGGAACTTCTTTTTGTAACTTAGTGCCCTTTTCATATGCTGGAATACCTAGTGCTTCTGCTCCTGCGTCTGCTATAGATGCCATTTTTTTATTATAAGCACGTGCTCCCAAAGCAGGTCCAGCGACTCTTTCTTGATCAACTTCTCCGGGAATAGAGTCATCTGGAATTGCTGTATCGCTGGCACCAATTGGCATAGTAGGAACTGCACCCGGATCTTCATCCGGCACAGCGTCTCCTGTTATGGGATCAATTTCATCTCCTAGCTCTTCTGAAGAACTTGGAACACTTGGTGCTCCCGGCATTCCAATATTTGTATCGATGTATCCAAGCATGTTCTTTTCAAAGTCTACAAGCAGTGGCTCTATTTGATCCCAGTTTTCTGTAATGATCTGCTCAACACTTTCTCTCTTCATGTGTTTGCCCATCTCACGTGTTGGATCATTATGCCAGATTCTTCTAAGGGGACGAGTTGCTCTTCTAGCAAGTCTACCCATACCAGACCAAAATCCGTCTTTGGGTCTTAGCTTTCCGTAATTTGCTGGTTGGGCTCCACCTTGATCTGGTCGAGAATCTCCCTTGTAGTCACTCCAATTTGGATAATGACCACCGCCACCACCACCGGCTGCGGCTGCTGCGGGAGGTGTGTGGTCGCCAACTTGCAGATTGTCTGCTGATCCCATTGGAGCACCACCGCCACCAGCACTTCCGTTTCCAGAACTATGAGCGGCAGCAGGAGTAGGAGAGTCAACAGCAGGAGCTTCAGCAGAACCACCATCATGCGACGTAGATGCCACTGGGCCAGCAGCACCATTTTCAGGATTCAAGATAGCCCTGATCTGGTCACGAAGTTCTGACATCATTCGCTTGACTTCTTCAACTAATTTCGCTTTGAAGTTGTCCATGTCAGCCATTGGAGAGGCTGCTGCCATGTCTACTTCCATCATAAGTTCGTCATGAAAATGAAGCTTATGTAGGTGAATTAACTCTTCAATAAAAGCTCTGTTGTATTGAAAGTCTTCTTCAACAAACAGATTGTACTCTGCTCGTTCTGCCATGCCAGCCCCTTCAGAAAGGACTTGTGGCAATTTAATGGCTTCTAAAAGCTCTAATCTTAGAATCTCAAAGTGCTTTTTGACACCTTCTTTAAGACAAACATCTTTGATGGTTTCTTTAAGCTGTTCTTTTCTATAATCTGCGAAACTTAGCATTTGACCTCTCCTGCGCTATCTTGATAACGTATATACGAAAATGGAAGTCAAATTACTTGACCGGCATGTAATCGCCGATTTTCTTCAACGCCATAAGATTTGAGTCGTATGTCTGAAATGGACTGGGCAAATAAGTGTAAGAAAGTCTCTCAAATTCTTCACTTTTTCCTTCTGGATGTTCAAAATAGACGAACTTGCCCTTTTTACCAACTACCTTTACTCCAAGGCTGTTGTCATTGTATTCTTTCATTAACAAATAAGCACCAACTCCCAAATCAGTGACGCACTTATGTAAATTATCATCTAGGTCCACTGGAACGTATTCATTGATCTTCTTTAAGAACATCAAACATGAATCAAATGTGTAAAAGTCATTTGGTGGTTGATATTCAAAAATAAGCCTATCAAATTCTTTGACTTCATCTTCAGAATTACATTCGAAATAAATAGACCTTCCTCTTTTTCCTACTGGGGAAAATCCGTGCATCAAAATATAAGCCGCTACTCCTAAGTCGTTCACAAACTTGTGATCCATTCTTTTATCCTTTCAATAAGCACTGAGCATAAACTCCTTGTGCATGTTCTAATTCTGTTCTATAGATATGGAATGCCGCTTCCATCTCTACGTAATCTTCTCTTAAAAGAGGCATTTCCTCATTATATACTTCGTCCCAGACAAGCGGCACACGTACATGATTGTCTTTGATTTCCATCCAATACTGTCTGGATTCTAAATTTTTACGCAGCCAGAAGTTTTGCATTTTTCGATCCTTCCGCCAAATATTGGCCCAAGCCTTTTCTTGATAATCTTAGATATGATGTTTACTGGTTATTAAGGATTTCCTCCAGCATTTTCCGCTGCCACCAAGCACCCTTGGGCCACGGAGTAAAGAGGCTTCTCTGGCCGAATGACTTTACCAAGATCAGCAGAGATGCCTGCGCTGTGCAACATTTTGTCAAACAGCGTGTCAAATCCCGGAGGACTTGATGTTCCGCCAGCTACCACAATGTCAATTGGGCTATCAAGTCGTGCTTGTTTGTCTTTGTTTTCTTCAAGACCTTTTTTGATACCGCCAACCGTTCTTTCGATCATTAACTCGTATTGAGTTTTGATAGCACGCTCAACAAGATTTTGAGGTTCGGCTCCCAGATCGATCTTCTCTTTCTCATGGTTAATGAAAGCAATGCTTTCGCCAGTTGCCTTGGCAGCTTGTTTGTCAATCCAGTCACCGGAGTTGACCAAAGCAAAGCTAAAGACTTCTGCACCATAGAGTGAGAAGGCTACGTTGACCATGCCTGCACCGCAAGAAATGCCAATGCCTGTAAACATCTTGTCAGCTAACTCAGAGTAAACTAGAGCCATGCCTTCGTTGATCGGTCGAGGGTCAACTTTCCAGCCTTCTTTTGTTTCAAAAGCATTGAAGATAGCTTCAAGAAGCTTTCTGTGATAATCGGCATCGGTCTCTTCGTTGATGGCATTAGCCGGTACTGAATAATAAAGAAGCTCTCCATCTTTGGAGACTTCATCTAGCAGACTGTGTATCATGATGTTCATGATTTGGAAAGCATCTTGTTCTTTCGGGTTTACGCATCCGTCTTTCATAGGACGTTTAAGATCGACCTTGTTCATGGTGTAAGCCATTTTCAAGGCAGCATCTCCAAGAGCGTAAGCCACATTTGCATCATCATTGCGGATCAAAGGCACGCCAGCCTGCTTCATCATGTTGAATACGAAATCGTTATCCAACGGCATTTCCAAGAATGCGTTAACTTCTCTTTTGTAGGAGAAGTTAGACTCATCTGTGCGTTTGCAAACTACTAAATTATATGTTCCGATATCGGCTCCAATTGCCATTTATGCTCCTTTTCTCATTGCTATTTCGCTCATGAGTTGTTTGGTTTCTTTAGTGTGTTTTTGCCCTTTGCGTTTATCGCCGATTCTTTGGCGATGCAGTTCATTAAACTGTCTTACTCCATCTTTATAAACAATTGGAATTACAGGACCACCTGTAATGTTTGTCCAACGTGTCCCATTAGATATTCTGGTTATTACCGTGCGACTAATTTGGAACAAATCTGCTATTTGTTGATGTGGCTGTCCATTTTTAAGAAGGTCCACTATTTCCAAAACCTTTTCTTGTGTTAGTTTGGTTCTTGGATTGTTTCTGACCATTTTTAGACCAACCTCTTTTGAATACTTCTTGCCGTAATTTGGGTTGTTTTTGCCTGTGTAATTTTCTTTCTTCCACTCTGACATTTTATTTTTTGATTTATCTGTGTGTTTCTTTCCGAAGAACGGATTTCTTTCTCCTTGTAGATCATAAACTTCAAACTGTTGATTGTACAAGATTTCTCTCGGATAACTATCAATCCACTCCTGCTCTCTTTTTGTCAATTTCTTTTTTTCACATTCTTCTATGATAAAGAAATCGAACTGTTCCAAGCCATGTTTGTTGTAACTTCTTTGTAGATGATTGTTTTTGTGTTTGTTGTTCTTCAACTCTGTCTTATGACGAACAAACCTATCACTAACATTCACACTTTGCCCCACATACATCTTTCCATTCTTCTTATTTCGTATTCCGTAAATTCCTGTCATGCTACTCCTTTTTGCCAAAGTTCAATTTTTTTGCAGATGAGAAGTCTGGGATAAAGGTTGGCACCTCTTCATCTTCTTCCTTTTGCACAGACACGTCTGCGTTGTTAGCAGCCGCCGTCACAACTCCATCAAGCGATATGTTGATGTTTAATGTGATTTCAAGCTCCCCGTCACGTGGAACTATCTTTACTTTTGATTTTCTAACGTGTTGTACCATATCACTTATATAGAGTCCT